CAGCAAGATGAGTATAATATATAAACCACAAAAAGATATGGAGTTGTTTGCTCCATTTGGACCTACTATGGGATATTTTAAAATGCCCTATGAGTTAGTCGAAAAACTAAATAGTAAAATGTCTGATAAATTAAAAGATTGGTCAGGCAATCTAGTAGGAAAAGTATCTGAGGAGTTGGCTTTTGATGATGATATTATAGCCATAGCTCAAAAAGGATTAGGACAGTTTATAGGTAGTTATCAAGCCTATACAGATTTTCGTAATTCTATGGGAGTTAAAAAGCCAGATACAGAAAACTTTGACTATGGATTACAAATAGTATCTGGTTGGTTTGTACGTCAATTTGAAACTGAGTACAACCCTTTACATATTCATACAGGCTCACGTATGTCTTGTGTGGGATATTTAAAATTACCAGAAGGAATAGAAGAGGAGTGGGAAGAAGACTATAAAGACCATCACCCTGCAAATGGACATATACAGTTTGCACATGGAACATCCGCAGGATACACATGTAGTAACTTTATTATAAAGCCAAGAGTAGGTGACTTTTATGTATTTCCATCACAACTCTTCCATTGCGTTTATCCTTTTTACACAAAAGGTGAGCGTAGGTCTTTCAGTATGAACATGAATTTTATTGAAGTACCAAAGAAAAAAAGTGTTGACAAGTAGTTATTTTTAAGTATAACTATACACACTTGTGTGAATTATATCACACTATAAAACAGTCAGTCTTACGGATTACCTGACAAGCCTAGCCCATTAACATGTAAGTAGCGCAACTTATATGCTAATGCACCTCTGCAAATCAGCCCCTGTATTAGTCTGGTGAGTTTACATCTGTTAAATGCTAAAGGAGGTAACGATGGCATTCACGTCTGCTGCCGGTCACGGCAACCTCCCTAATGGTAATTTTTCACCTATCATTTACTCCAAACAGGTGCAACTTGCGTTTCGTAAGTCATCTGTTGTGGAACAAGTTACAAACTCCGATTATTTCGGGGAGATTGCTAACATGGGCGATAGTGTGAAAATCATTAAGGAGCCGGAAATAACAGTCAAGGCTTATGCTAGAGGTACAACTATTACACCTCAGGACCTTGACGATGAGGACTTCAGCCTTACAATCGACAAAGCTAACTACTTTGCGTTCAAGGTTGATGATATTGAGGAAGCTCATTCTCACGTTAACTTTCAATCGTTAGCGAGTGATAGGGCTGCCTATCGACTATCTGACCAGTACGACCAAGACGTTCTTGGTTATCTATGTGGGTTTAAACAGTCTGCACTACACGGTGTTGCTGATACTGTTAATACTTCAGTAAACGGTTCTAAAGCCGTTGCAACCGCAGGTTCTGATGAACTTCTATCTTCAATGAAGTTAGATGCTTCTGACTTTACCGATGGTTCTGGAACAGCAGGTTCAGCCAGTAACTCTATTGGGCTTCAGCCTAGAGGACCGGGTGCAACTGACTTAACACCTGCTGCAGGTACAACTTTCCCATTAACAGTCATTGCTAGAATGGCTAGACTACTTGACCAACAAAATGTTGATTCACAGGGTAGA